TATAACTCTGCTGAAGATATAACTTATTACTATTCAGCAAGCGACCCAAACGACAAGTTAATGGAAGCAGGAGAAGAATTTTCTGCATTAATTACAAGAATTACAGCAAATGCAAGTAGATACCTAGATGCTAAATTAGACCCAAATTTGCCTAAAGAACAATTAAAAGACAAAGAAGGTAACTACGATTACATAATAGTTAGAACAACTGCTTTAATAGCTGCAGTATTCCTTATAAGAAGTCATGACCCAACATCAGAGGTTGCAACAGCAATGATGGAAGATGCAATGGGTAATATAGATGCTTTAAATAAGGGAGGGGCAGCGTTATCATGGCAGACAACAGGCGACTCATCAAAAGGTGTTATAAGAGATGTAGGAACTATATCAGGAGCATTAAGACCTGTAGATACAAGAGGTAGATGGGCAGGTTCTTTTGACGTAATAAAAGTTAAAATTATAGACTCAGGGGCTATAGGAACTGCAACATACTCTGTTTGGATTAAAGGAAATGATAAACTAGGAGCTAACGAGGGAAGGCAAGTAGTAACAGCAAAAATAATAGATGGAGATTACCAATCTTTAGCAGGAGGTCTTGAAATAAGATTTAGTGGAAGTGCTTATAATTCTTCTGCTAGTGCAGGAGATACTTGGGAAATCGAAGTAGCAGGATGGCAAGAAGAAGTCGATAATTCTGCTATAAATTCTGTTAAAATGACTAGAGGAGGAATGGCAGTTGGTAAAAGGAAAAAGAAACTAGGATATAATGCTTAACCTAATTTGGAAAATTTAAAAAATGGCAGTAAGTTTTGACAATAATTGGAAGTTAATTTTAGATAAGTTAGAGTTTATTCTTGAAACTGAATTTAAGGGTGCTTTACCTGTTTATAGGGGAAATTCTATACCTGCAGGAGCAAATCAAGCACTTCAACTTATACCAACAGGAACAACTTTAATAGAATATAACGCTACGTCTGAAACAAGAGAATTTACGATAGAAATAAGATTTGTATTTAATGAAGCTAATGTAAATGAAACTGCATTAGACCATATCTTAAGACAGGTTTCAAGAGTGGAAGCATTAATACATGATAATGTTGCGATGACATTATCAAATAACTCTCAAGCATTTAACTGCAGGTTTGAATCTACAGAGCTAAATGCAGATGAAGAAGAAGGTATTTATATAGTGGTATGGGATTATAAATGTCAGCATTTAGGAAATATAGGTTAAAGGAGATTAAATGAAAATAAAACTTAAAAAAGGAGTAGTTTTACCTAATAATTGGAAATCTTGTGGATGTACTGCTGATGATTGGGCAGATTTAAATGCAGGAAAATCAATAGAGGTAGCTTCTGTTCCTAGCTTAATAAAAAACAATGTAGATGTTGAAGAATCAGCATCAAAACCAAAAGAAAAAAAAGGAGATAAATAATGGCAACATCAGCTAAGGCGTTTTCTCCTAAAGAGTTTAGATGTTTTATAATATCTGATGCAACTAATGCAGGAACTTCAGGAATACACGATGGGAATATGCACCAATTAGATGTAGATTCTGTAGGATTTCCAAGTTTAAATGTTACACAAGCATTGGATGTTAGAAGTGGAGCAGGGCATACTCTTAAGGATGAAGATTTTTTCCAAGACAATGTAATGAGAACAGTCGAGCTTTCTTTAGCAGGAACTTTGCACAATGACACAGGGCATAAATTATTATTACAAAATATATGTAATGATGTTTCAGGTGATATTGCAGTAGCAACAGGATTCACAGGAACTTCACAAAAATATGGAGCAGCAGTAACTAATGCAGCTTCTTCATTAACTGTAGTTATACAACCATCTGACGTTTCAGACCAAAGAGGTTTAGAATTTACAGGAATGGTTGTTACTAACATGACAATTTCGGCAGATGCAGGTACAGAGGGAGGAAGATATAAATTCTCAGCTACTCTACAGTCAGGAGTAAAACCTGATTTAAATTCTACTGCAGCAGCTTCAGCTAGTACACCTTATGCAAATACTACTCATTCACTTCTTTCAAATGGAAGTGGAATTAAAGTTATGAATAGTGATGTAGTATTAAATTCATTTACAGCGACTATAGACCATCCTGCAGTATTTACAGGAGTAACATCAACAGGATATGAGGTTGTTAGTAGAGGTGCAGAATGTGCAGTTACTATAGATTGCCAAGTTAAATATGATGCAGAAACTAAAACTTTAGTTAATGGATTTGATACTCAGACAGCACCTAATGGCACAAGCTCATTTGTTATAACAAATAACAATGCTTTTGGAATAGCTATTGATAATGCAGTATATACTAATGTAGCATATAGTGAAGGTGATGTAATGATGCTTGATATATCATTAAAATCTGTTGATGATGGTACAGATGCTTTGATAACATTTGATGTAACAGCGTAATAAATAAAAAAAGAAGGGGCAAATAGTATGAAACTTAAATTAGAATCAGGCAAAGAAGTTGAATTAAAAAAATTATCTGTTGATGAAAGAGATGAGCTTATGGACTCTGTTGATTATGATATGGATGGTAAAGATGTTAAAATTAAAATGATGCACTCTACTATGACTAAATTCATAAGAATAGGAGTTAAAGGAGAAGTAACAGATGACTTTTTATTAGGATTAACTTTTTCAGAAAAAACTGAAATATTTACTAAGATTCAAAACGAGTGTATGAATTTGGGGGAAGACAAAGCCTCCAAGTAGCATTTAGTGTTTTAAATGAAGGCTGTGGAGGCTGTCAATACGAGTCATACCCTTATAAGGCTCAATCGCCTGTAAGGGTAGACAAAAAATATCCTATATTAGAGTTTAAATCTGATGAAGATGTTTGGAAGGTTATAGACCTTATAATTAAAGAAACTCAAGAGTTTAATTATGAAGAAGGTAAAAGTTTTGACGTATCTGAATCGGTATATTCACAACTTCCTTTTTTTGCTTGCAGAAACATACTTTTTGATAAAGAAACACAAAAAGATTTAGAAAGATACATCTACTGCGAAAAGTTTAATGTATCGCCATACTCAGGTGATTATGGAGAACAACCATGTCTTTGGGTACAAAAGTCATCTCTTATAAGAAAGTATTTAGCTAAATTAGAGTCTAAGCAAATAGACAAAGCAAAGAATAATACAGGCAAAGGATTATAAATGGCAACTCCAAAAAATATAAATATAGAATTTAATGCCACAGGCAACCTCAAGGAAGCTATAAAAGCTCTTGCTAAAGAGTATAAAAAATTTCAAACCCAAACCAACCAAGTAGCTCAATCTACCAAACAGCTATCTAATGAGCAAAAATTTTCTGCTGAAATATTGAAAGATATGACAAGGAGAAATAAACAGCAAACTAAGGAAGATGTAGAAAGAGTAGCTGCATTAAAAAAGAAAGCAATAGCTGAAAAAAAAGCTGCAGAAGCAGCTAAAAAACACGCTCAAGCACAAAAAATACTTTCTGTAAATTCTGTTGTTAATAGGGCAAAAATACAGGGATTAAATAAAACCCTTAAAAGGATGGGGTCAGGCTTTAAAGAGGCAGGTATTAGTGCAGAGGTTTTAAAAAGAGCATTAAAAGGAAATGCTGCAGCTATGGGTGCTGTAAGTAAAGCATCTACTTTATTAATTTCTAAAACAAAAAAATTAAAATCAGGGCTATTTACTATAAGTAATGACGGAAGGCTACTATCTAATACATTTGCAACGCTCCGTTCTAGAATGTTATTATTTGCTTTTGCAAGCACAGTAATAACTAAACTGTTAGTAGACCAAGTAAAAGCATTTGGTAAACAAGAAGCATCTGTAAGAAGACTAGCTGATGTTTTTGGAGGGGAAGCTGCAAAAAATCTAAACGAATATTCTTCAGAACTACAACAAAATAGCACTTTTGGAGATGAAAATATTAATATGCTTATGGCTCAAATTGGAGCTTTTGGAGCTAGCGAAGAACAAACTAAAAAGTTAGCCCAAGCTACAATAGATTTGTCTGCAGGTTTAGGTATTGATTTAAATTCTGCAGGCTTATTAGTTGCAAAAACAATAGGCTCTAGTACAGATGCTTTAACAAGATATGGGGTTGGGGCTGATGGTGCAAAAACACAAAGCGAAAAAGTAGCGAATGTTATTGCATCTGTGGAAGAAAAATTTGGAGGATTAGGAAAAGTATTATCGCAAACTACTGAGGGTCAATTAGCACAAGCTCAAAATGCTATTGGAGATATGGCAGAAAATTTTGGTCAAGTGCTTGCTCCTGCAGTTTTATTTGCTGCAAAATTAATGAAATCATTTTCAGAAATGATGACAGCAGCCAATATAAAAAGGTTTAGTGCTGCCTTAATAGGTTTAGGTGTTGTAGTTAGTGCTCATAGAATTGGATTAGCTTTAGCAACTCAAGGCACAGTATTTTTTAAATTAGCTAACATAGGATTAACAGGAGCTATCACTAAAGCAAGAGCAGCAATGACAGCATTTCAAGCTGCAGCTAGAAAAAATCCTTATGGGCTTATAGCAGCAGGATTAGCAACTGTAACAGCTCTTGCATTAGAATACTTTGGTGTTTTTAATGATAACCAAGATGAAATAGATGAAGCAGGCAAACAATTAAGAAGGCTAGACAAAGGAACAAAAGAATATACAGAGTCTGTTGAACAAAGTGAAGCACAATTAAAAGAACAGTTAGCAATATTAAATGCTACAAGCGAAGCAGAAAAACTTTCTATAAAATTAAAAAGAGATTTAACAGCAGTAGAAATACAACATTTAAAGGCAATAGAAGCTAAAAGAAAAGAACTTAAATTACAAGAAGATATTTTAAAACAACAAGAAGCCCATGAAAAAAATATTTTATCAATCATTACAGAAGTTGCTAATTTTGACAAAGATGCAACTCTTGTAAAGTTAGAAAACAAAAGAAGTTTAATAGATGCTGAATTGCAGCTAGCAAGAGCAGTAGTTCTTAATGCAGAGCTTGCAGGGCAAAGCACAGAAGAAAGTGCTAGGCAAACTGAAATAATGCTTAAATTAGAAGATACATTGGGAGGTCTTGATAGTAAAATAAGAGATTATACTGAATCTACTAGAAAAAAAACAGAAGCAGAAATTTTTAATGAGTCTGTGCAGAAAAAATTACAATCAGCATACGATGAAACTAAAGAAGCTCAAATGTCATTATTGTCTGAACAAATAAAAGCTGCTGAAAAAATGAAAGAGTTAAGCCCTGAGCAGCTTGAAGGTTTAAAATTAATGAAAGAAGAATTTCTTGGTCTTGCATTTAATTTTGAAGTGCCTGATTTTACAGAAATTCAAGATGCTATGTCTGAACATTTTCAAGGGCAAATAGAAGAAGCTAGGGCTGCAGCAGAAGCTAAAATGGCTATATATGACCAAGAAGGAAAAGCAGAAATAGAAGCACTTAAAAAAACAAGGCTTTGGGATAAAAAATCAAGAAGGCAACAACAAAATGATATTGAAGAAGTAAACAAAAAGACTGAAAAGAAAAAAGCCGAAGCAAGAAAAGAAGCAAATAAACAGATGTTAGTACAATTTAGATTAAATCAAGGTCTTGCTATTGCTGAAGCTGTAATGAATACAAGTCAAGGTTATACTAAAGCATTAGGTCAAGGTGGTATTTTTGGAATACCAATGGCTGCAATAGTAGCTACATTGGGAGCTGTGCAAGTTGCTATGATAGCTGCACAAAAGCCTCCTAAAATGGCTCAAGGTGGTCTTGTTGGAGGCAAACTTCATTCTCAAGGTGGAACTATGATAGAAGCAGAACAGGGCGAATTTGTTATGAATAGAGATGCTGTAGATGCCATAGGTGCTGAAAATTTAAATAGAATGAATAGAGGTGGTGGAGCAGGTGCAAATATTACTTTTTCAGGAAATGTTATGTCTGATGATTTTATAGAAAATGAAGCTATTCCTAAAATTAAAGAAGCTGTCAGGAGAGGTTCTGATATCGGAGTTAGTTAATGATTACATTTCCTTCTACATTTGAAAAAGATATAAAAAGCAATCAAACGTCTATAACTCCTTTAATAGTAATAAATGACAATATATATATCTCTGCAAACAAAGGAATTTTTAAAAATAAAAACAACAGTATTCGTTATTTTGAAGATAGAGATTTAAAACTTAGCAGCATTAAAGAATCTGTAGATGTAATTGAAAGAAAATTTAAAATAAATAACCTTACTTTAAAACTTAACAATTTTCCTGTAGAAAATGTTAGATTTAGTGATTTTCTTGCAAATGAAAATTTAATAAATAAATATATAGACGTTTACTATAAGACGCAATCTGCTGAAAGTTTAAATGATTGTGTTTTAATTTATAGGGGAGCAATAAGAAGATTTTCTCATGACAGCAAATCTTGCAATATATCCCTTGAAGATGTGACTGAAGATAAATTATCTCAAAAAATACCTTATGCTACAAATTTTTCTAATGACGTTTATAGGGCTGAAGACAAAAGGAGTCCTGTACCTATGTGTTATGGGCGTGTAGACAAAGCTCCTGCAATTTTATTTTTTGAAACACAAAATGAATTAACAAATAAAAATCGACTATACATAACAGCAGATGATGTTTTTAACACAGATAGAGAGTTAAGTTTAGGGGGTTTTCATTCAGGAGATTTTGATTATTTATTAACACAAGACGAAGAATCTGAAGAAAGTTATGCTAACGTGCATCCACTTTTTATATATAAAGATGACTATTATAGAGTTTTGCAAAATGTAGACACATCAAAAATAGAATTTTTAACAGAAGATGGATGGGATTGGGCAGAATATGACCAATATACAGTTTTAAGCAATTATCTATCTATAGAAAAAAAATATAATGGTTCTTTTCCTTTAAACCCACCTTCTAATAATGAATTTCAATGTATTAAAATCAGATACCCAAAAGAAATTAAAATGATTCCAAATCCTTCAGAGTATAGTGGGGATGATGCTTCTGAGGTTGATTCTGATTTATTAAGTGTTAGATTTGAGCAGCCAGGTATAAAAAACCCATTATTTGCTATTGATAATCCTATAGAAGATTTAAAGTCAAAATATATAATTACAGATGAGCATGAGTCAAGTTTTGCTTCACTTCCTAGTTTTGATGATACTCTTTTAACTATGGAAGAAGATTTAATTTATGTAGACGATTTTAGACCTCATGCTTATTATAGTACAGCAAAAGGAGTTACAAATATAAGTCAAGAGGCTTGGCATGAAGGTGCACACCAAAATTATCAATGGGAAATAAAATCTTGGTTATGGAGATATGCTCATAACTATAATACTGACCATTATAACCCTACTATAAGTTTTATAAGAATGCCAAGTATAAAAGATGTTGCTTATCGTGTTGCAGAGAGATTAGAAAGAGGATTTATAAAAAATATATATGAACATTACTTTCCTAATAAAACACCTGAAGAAATAGAAGCAGGAGTTAATGAGGCTACTGCTCAGAGTCAATGGCATGACCCTGCTAATATTGATATAAACTGGTGGTTTTATTATAATGGCACAAGGCATAATATGTGTTATAATATGTCACATAATTTAAATCGTAATTGGGCTGAACAAAATGGCTTAGACTCTGTAGCTACTTCAGCATATTCAAGAAATGACTTTGAACACCCTCCCTCATTCCCTGACAATAGAAGTGATTTGATTTGGAGGCATGGATATATGGGGTATAATACTGAAGATAGACTGTATGGTACTGCAACAGATGGATATAATTATAATGATAAAAGAAGTTATGCTTATGTTTGTGAAACACAAGCTGCTGAATATGGAAAGCCTGAAAATGGATTTATAAAACATGGAACTGAAATGATGCAATTCATGGGTCATAGAACTCACAAATGGATTCATTTTCCTGATTCATGGTCATCAGACCCTGAATATAATCAAGGCACAATAGAAAATCGTAATTGTAATGGTAAAGTTTATAGACCTAATCCTCTTTTTAATGATGCTGATTACTTAGGCAGAGAATATGGTGGTTGGGATAGTGGATTTGGCTATACTTATGTTCTTGTTGGTACAGAATCATCAGCTTTAAGCTATAATGACATGACAACAGGATTTGTGCATGATGAACATGAATATCAAAGTAGTTGGTATTATGATGGAAAAGCTAGATATTTTAATCTTTTCTCACCTGAAGCATTAAAAATAGAAAGTAGTAATGAGTATATTTATGAAAATATAGATAATTTTCCAATATATTCTCCCATTGAATGTACTCATAAAGACCATAATCATAATTATTGTGTGGGAATAAAATATCGTGCAATATGGAATGGATGTGATTTAAATAGCATTGAGGGGCAAGAACATCAAGGACAGTTAGGTAGGAATGATTTGTACCATGATGGAGGTGACCAAACTGTTTTATGGGATTGGAACTCAAATGAAAAGGTTATGTCTAAACATCCTACAGAAGATAATAGTGGTTGGCATTTATGGATAAGAGATGATATTATAGGTGTTGGAGGTAGTGAATTAAGTCCAACAATAATAAATGAAGAAAATTTTAACTTCAATCCTAAACTTATAATTCCTAAAAATACAATTTTAGCTTGTCAACATAAAGGAGCTACTCATGGAGGTTCAGGGTTTACTTGGCAAGGTTGGAAGTTTGGTCTTGGAGAAACTGTTTCTGAAAACCCTGATTTTGCAACAGTATTTGCAGGAGAATCAGGAGCAGATGGGTCTACAGAGCAAAGGGTTGGATTTGTTATGCCTTTTGCAGATTTAGATATAACAGATAATATTAAATGTGATACATTCTTTTTTGGCAAAGTTAAAGTGGATGTAGATGTAGATTCTATTCCAAGTAGCCCTGCTCCAAGATTTCTTCTTGAGGTAGGTGCTGCAGATTTTTCTTTAGCAGAAAATAGTGAAGGAAATTTAGATTGGGGTGTTTGGGATGATTCTTTAAATCCTTTGTTAGATACAGTTTTTGGAGGTTCTACAAGTGCCATGTTTAGCACACTTCCTACAGATGCAAATCCTGATGGAACTGCTTTTCAAGGTGATACCTTTGTAAATGACAGTCTTGATGAAAGAATATCTCAATTTCATGACCCTTCAAATTACAATTCTCTTGTATTGCAATACAGAGCAGATGCAAGTAATGATTCTAGTACAATAGGAAAAAATTGGAATTTTAAAAGCAATATATATTCAGCAGGTATAATTCATTATTTGCAGTTTGAAGGAGTTTTAGAGTCAGACCTTTATGTGGATGTTGTAGGTAGAGTTAATAATAATGAAGATTATATTATTAGCCCTGAGAATGTTTTTCTTTCTAAATATACTAATCAAGTTATATCTTTTGATGAATTTAATGTTGCTGAAAATGACCCTTATGTAATAGAAAAACCATGTGATATTATATATCATGTTCTTGAACAAGAGCTTGGTTTAACAGATATCATGGACTTAGATGGAATTGAAAAAGCAAGAATAGCACATGACTCCATATCAAATGTTGCTGCATTTAGTTTAAAAGAACAAATAAAAGCTAAACAATTTATTCAAGATTTATGTTCTAATTCTAATGTGCTCCCTTTATTTAAAGGAACTTCTAAATTTTCTTTTGCTACTTTAGCAGGAGAAGTGTCGAATGAAGATATGTTGATTGACTCTTCTGACATCATTAAATATTCTTTTACAAGAACCCCTGTAGAAAAAATACACACATTAGTTAATGTGAAATATAAAAAAGATTATGCAGAAGATGAATATTTAAAGGAAACAGGTTATGTAGATGGATATGATTTTTTTGGAAATGGAGATAGTTTTTCAAGACAATCAAGAGGATATTCAGGATTTAGTTATGACTTTTTAGGTCTTGATAGAACAGAAAAAGTATTTACTTTTGAAGCAGAGTATATTAGAGATGAAGAAGCTGCTAAACAATTAAGAGATTATATATTCTTATGGAATTGCAATCAGCATAATATATTTAATTTAGAACTTCCTATAAAATATATGAATTTAGAAGTAGGAGATGTTGTTTCTTTTTCTAGCTTAATAGACAATATGAAGGCTTATGGGGAAGATTATACTACTAGTGTTACTAGAAACGAACAAACAATACTTCCTTATTTTATAGTAATATCTACTGATAAAAAACCAAAGAAAATGACAATTAAGGTTATGCAACTTCATCATTTAGAAGGTAATTTTCAACCACATCAAGGGAGTATATCAAGAAGTATAGGTGTTAAATCAGGATTTGATGAAGAAACTGAAGGAACATTAATACTTATGGAAGATTTAGAAGGTTTATTAAATTTTATAAATGGAAATTCTCAATTTTACACAGAAAAACAAAAAAAAGTATCTGATATTTTACAGGATGGATATATTAGTCTTGATGATTATAATGCTCTTTTAGACAGTCTTGGTGTAGATAATTTCTTATTAGGAGATTTAAACTTAGATGCCTCTGTAAATGTTATTGATGTTGTAGCCTTAGTTAATCAAATTTTAGGAACTCAAAATATTGAAAATGCACTAGAAATAGGGGATTTTAATTCAGATGGTGTATTAAATGTTGTAGATATTATTGCTATGGTAAATCAAGTATTAGGGATAAATAATTAATTATGAATTTAAAACAAAGAGCATTAAGAAATAAATTAAACAGGACAATTCTTGGCAATGCTATAGAATCGCCAACATCAGGTAATTTATCTGTTATTGATAACGAAGTGTTTCTTGAAATTGGTGGTCTTTTTAAGGTATTGACCATTATCTATAAGGGCAATATATTTATTTACAATGAACTAAACGAAGGATATGGAATAAATGTTTCTAGCAATAGAATAATAATAACAAACTATATGGCTAGGGGTCTTAAACCAAACAATATTCTTTTTGCTTTTGATGGAGAAATTAACATAGAATATGCAGATATTAGGACTTTTAATTCATCTAACTTTAAATTATCTATATTTAATTCTAATAAACTAGATTATATTAACACAAGTAGAACTAAATTTGAAGACAATAGTTTGATATTGCAATATTCATCACAATTAAAAAGACCAATTCAACAAAGACTTAAAAAAAATGAAGTAAATGATAGTTCTATCAAAGGTCTTTATACTGAAACATTATTTGGAGATTCTTATTCAGGATATTATAATTATCATCCAAAAGAAAAGTTTTATATGACAGGTAAAACTATTACAAATAAATCTACTCCCATTGGACAAAATCCATCTCAAATAAAGTCTTCATTAAAAAAACAAATGTTAGACAAGGTTTATAAAAAAATGAGTAATACTTTATCAAGAAAACAAGACAAAAAGACTGTAGTTAAAGAAGAAGAAATGATTAAAAAGAATTATGGCAAGACTGAAAGCAAAACACAAACAAAAGCAAAATCAGCCACTACTAAAAAAGAAAGAGGTAAATATTAATGGCTTATCAAAATGTAGGAGTACCAAGATTTTTTATAGATAATTATATATATTTAAGAGCATTAGGTTTAAATCCTGAAACATATATTAACCAAACAGAAAATATTAATAATTTAGGGGCAGAACATTTTAAAACAGTTTTAGATAATGAAAATGCTTTTACATTATCTCCTGAGATTGCAAAGCCTTTTCCTAGGGAAGATGGTGGGCACAGCCAAAGATGGTTTATTCCTTGTGGAGAAATGATTAGAGGTATGGACTTTTCAGGTAACATGAAATGGTATGGAGCAATATTAAATCATAATTTTGACGATTGTAATGTAACCTTGCATTGGTCACAATTTTCAAGAGCTATCGAAAGTGAAGCAAACACTTATTCTGCCCACGACAGCCATTATGATACGATATTAAATATAGATAGTTATAGTGAGCAAAAAAATGGAAGCTCTATTTGGTTTTCTGATAATGTTCCAACAGAAGAAAGATTTACAGGATTTAGACTATTTGGAGATACAGAAGGAAATGAAACACAATTAAACAATCTTAGAATAGGTGCTGTAAGTATGGGAGTTATGTATACAATGCCTCGTTCTCCTGATTTAAGCCTATCTATGGAAATAGAATTTGATGGTTATGATGAAATAGAAACGATAGGAGGCTCTACACTTACAAATATAAGGCAGACAGGAGCTCCTGTTTGGAATAATGGCGAACAATATAACAGTCCATTTTCAGTAGGAAATTTTTCAAATAATAATTATTTAAATGGTGCTAAAAGAAATGGAAGAAGAAGTTGGAATCTTAAATTTTCTTATGTATCTGATACTGATTTGTTTTCTTCTAATTATATGAATACAATGCACATGGAAACTACATCAGAATATAATGATTCAGATAAAAATACTAACGGAGATTCTTTTGAATATAATATGTTTACTGACGATTCATTCGTTTCACAGGTGTGGAACAAAACTTTAGCAGGTGCTTTGCCCTTCATATTCCAACCTGATTCAAATAATAATAATCCTGACCAATTTTGCATTGCAAAGTTTGATATGGACACATTAAAAATAAGTCAAAAGGCTTTTAAAAGTTACGATTTTTCAATTAAAATTAGGGAAGTTTGGTAGGTTCTTCATTATCTTCTTTCCATTTTAAAAATTTAGCATAATCTTCTGCAAATTCATTTAGTCTTAAAATAATGTAAGATTCGCCCCTATCTTCTCTAACTACTACTGCATCTACAAAGACGCTAGGTTTTAGCCATTCTGCTATCTTTTTACGCCTTTTAGCCTGTATTCTAAGGTCGCCCTCTGCTAAACAATCAACTTCTTCATGTAATCCTAATGCTTGACCATTAGAACCCCATGCTCTTTTACAGCCTATATCATAAGATTCAAATAATCTTACAACTTCTCTTTCAAAG